AAACTGTATCGCCTAGATATGTTGTTGCAGCGTATGTAATGGTTTCAAATTGGTACGCTTTAAGCGTTCCGGAAACATCTAAGTTTCCTGAAAGGACCACATCAGTTCCTGATTGTGGATAAAGTGTATTGACGTATAACTTGCTCATATCTGTATTTTAAACTCCCTTATCCCTTTTAAAATGTACTACATGCGGCGTAACAATCAACATTAGCAGAGCTACCAACAAACGCAACACGATCAATGCCAAGTATCTCATATGTTCGATATTCCCTTTCGTCCGGAGTTAAAAGTGCTGCATCTGCATGGCCAGAGTCGGTTGGAGCAACTATGGTAGCTCCGGTGGGCGCGGCGTTGGTACCAACCGGCACATGCGATTGTGGGAGTTCAAACCATCTCTGGAAGGCGTGGCAATATCCATACACTTTTATGGTTCCGGGCGTGCCAGCATCATTGTCTTCTGTTAACACATGCAAATATCTTTGATTTTCAGTGACATAACCTGCGCCTGTTGCTGTGATGCCAAGCAACTCGGCAGCGACAGTTAGTGTGACTGCACCACCCTGTACTCCTGTTAGGTTTTTTGGACTCCGTGTTCGACCCCAACTAGTCCAGCTCTGATATGCTCCTGTCGCCATAATTCACTCACCTCTTTTAATTCGCTAACTTGTTATATTTAAATAGTCTTAAAATAGCTTTCTTATTTTAAATGTAATTTTTCTAATACTTTTTTTCTTCTTTGTTTTTCTCTTTTTCTTGTAATCGAAGGCTTTTCATATCTTCGCCTAGCAATGACATTTTCAATAATTTTTTTATTTTTCACCCTCTTTGCAAAACGTTTAATCATCTTTTCAATTGGCTCGTCTTTATATCTTGGTTTTACTTCAACGTTGATTGGCCTTTTTGACATTTTAATTTCCTTATTTTATAAGATGCTTCCAGCGGTCGGCGCCCAAAGCCATTATTCCAGATATATCTACGCCAGAATCATTATGACCTATACCTGTTAATGGCCCAGCAGCTGCTTGTTTTGATTCGCCGCTGGTGGTCATCGGTTCTACCCCTTCAAATACATTAACATCTTTAAAGCCAGTTGCATCTAAAAGTTTTTTTCGTCTTTCTTTATCTTTTTCCCATTTCTGTTCTAAAAGTTCTTGTTTTTTAGTATTGCCCGTAAAAGATTCTTTCTGTTCCAATCGTAAAGTCGACTGCGGCGGCAACGATGGTTGCGTACCTTTAACAACTTCAAAAATTATTTTAGAAAGAATTCCCTCTTCCAATAGAACTTCTTTTATACAATCCTTAATAAGCGGCTTGAGTGCTTTTTTTAATTGTGATTTCTTCATATCGCCTCTTCTATTAAATTCCTCTTAAAACTTCATTTAAAGCGCGATTAATCCTATCGCCTTTTGTAAATATTTTATCTAAACTTTTTTGCGCATTTTCAGTCATCATATACGCACCTGGAGTCGAGGGTTCTGAAACAAAATCAAAACAAATTAATTGAAAATCATCTTCAACAATTGATTTACCTTGATTCTCTGTAACAGAGCCTAATCCTCTGGAAGATATGCCCAATTTAACTCCGGATTCACAAAGAGATTTAAGTACTTGGCCGGCTGGAGTGTTTAACACTTGAACTTTTCCCATTACACTTCCACCATCCCACCAAACATCGGTTACTAAATGAGAAGCATTCTTTAAATTGATCACAGAATCTTCTGGATGATCTAATTCGCCTAGGGCGCGACGGTCTTCCACAATTTTTTTATAATTGTCAACTTCTCGCTCCAGCACAGTTCGCGGATAAACACGGCCATTGCCATTTAACTCATCGCACTTTTGCATCACACCAGAAAGAATTAAGGTGCCCCCTTTTACTAGGCGTTTCTCTTCTTCTGTGAGAAGATCTTGACAAACGCCACCTTCACAAAGCTCATAATATTCTCTTAAAAGCATTTTTTTAGACATTTTATTTCCTCTTAAGCGGGCGCAACCCGCATGCGCCTAGAGCCGCTACAACAACGTCGAACCGGTTGTAATTTCCACTTCCTAGTCCACATGACAATCTCCTTCGTTCTTAAATGTTATCTTCAAGCCAAAATCATTAATTAACACACCCAACATATAAGATGTGCCCGAACTTAACCAACCCAACACAAGTGCGTTGACTAATGTATATTCAAATGTAAATAGTTCTGTCCATTTGTTTATTCCGAATAAAAATACACCCACCCAAAACCCCATACACATTGGACAATAAAATAATTTTCCAAAACCATATAACCAATTTTTAGGAGGGCGCACTTTATTAAAAATTGAACCAAAAATTAATATTTGAGTGAGACCATAAGCAGTTAAAATAAAATAAATTAATTCCATTCCTACCTCTATCGGAATATTCCCCAATGCGTATACGTTGCTGTCGCACCGGGGTAAGTATTAATAGTGCCTTTTCTAGGTTGGTGTGGTATTTCTCCAAACTCAGTAGAAGCTTCTTCATCCGGTTCTAATAATTTTTCTTCTAAATCATCATCAAATTCATCACTCTTATCATAGAATGGCTTTTCTTCTTGATTAAAATTATCAATAGCCAATATTGCCACTTGTATTGGATCTAAAGTATCATTTTGAGGAATTGCACCTTCCAAAGAACTAAACACATTTCCACTTCTTACACTGCCCAATTCTATAACTCCTTTCCTTGTTAAAAAATCAAAGAGTCGACTCATGGTCGCATATATATGATCGCCTGTTTCGTTTTTTGCAAATGCAGTAATATTATTTTTCTTAGGCGATATCACCACGTCAATATCTGAGTGGTCAAAAATTATCAAGCTGCCATCCAACGTTTTTCTTATATTAAGAGTTCGCGTTGCTTGTATAGGCTTTTCTTCTTTGGGTTCAGATATCTCTGGATTTACTTTTATTGCGATGGCCATTAATTTTGCATCTCTTTGGCTAACATTTGCATCTTAAGAACGTGCTTAAGTATATCTTCGTTAATTGGGGTTGTTTTAAAAGTTTCTATCAACCCCAAAACAGAATGAACTTTAGTTTGCATCGAAGAATCACCTTGAATCTCTTCTAATATTAGTGAATCATTAATACTTTTTTGTAGTCTACCAACCTCTTCATTTAAATATATTTTAAATTCGACACCATTATCTAAAAAAGATAAAATGTATTTATTTAGCAATTCTCTTTGTTCTTGCAAGAGGTGTGAATATGTTTCATTAAAATTAGCAGTAAAAGTTTTTAATGTTAAATTAGAAATAGCATTTTCTTTTATTTCTTTTTCTCTTGTTGAAACCATGGTTTTTAAAATTTCTTCTTCAAGAATTACACGGGTTTTACCAGATACGTCCTCATCGAAAATTTGAAATACAGTAGCTAAACTTTTATAATTTGGCACAAAGTTTGAAAATACATTTTTTGATAGATTTTTGTTTATTAATTTAATTAATGTACTTTGTTCTTTAAATAGCTTTTTCTTGTTAAGCCTAGCATGTGATCTCTTAATTTCATAAAGCAATTTTTCTGCTGTTCTAAGATTTATATTTTTTGTTTCAAGCAGCACTTTATATAATTCTAGCTCTTTGTTCATTTCAGTTGTTTTGCCGAAATTTTCTTTCACCAATAGAACAACAGTATTCCTTTTGTTTGTATCTTTTCGAACGGAATTTATAACCACCTCTCTCACTAGGCTTTCATATAAAAAAGCTGTATTTCGTTTTTTATTGTGTTTTAGGCGCATTTTTTTGCTCCAATTCTTGTATTAGTTGCTTCACTTCTCTGTTAATTCTAAATAGTTTCTTCTCTTCATTATTATAATTAGAATCCACATTTTCAGGAATTCCTTTTCCGAGACCTAATAATTCTAAGGCACCTGGCATTAATTGTCTTTTTGGTACCTTGCCCAATTCAGTTGAACTTTGAGCCAAGTTGTGTCTTTTTCTGGCGCCAGCAGGACGTTTGTCATAAGCTACACGCTTGTATGTTTTTCCTTTCCAACCTGGCTTGGTATAATCATCTCTTTTACCTGGGGCAGCCAATAATGGAGATTCTTCGCCGCCTAGCTCTTCACCACCAAGTTCTTCGCCGCCTAGCTCTTCACCACCAAGTTCTTCGCCGCCTAGCTCTTCACCACCAAGTTCTTCGCCGCCAAATTCTTCACCACCAAGTTCTCCCAGCGCACCCCCACCAGCCATCTCAGCAGCAACTGCCTCTCCGACAGCCTCAAGCTGAGCATCAATCTGTCTATCAAAGAATAATTCTTGTTGATTGCGTACAAACTCTTCTTCGCTCATTCCAAACATATTAACAGCAATCCATCTTCTACTAAAATATCCTTCAGAAGCGGCGGCAGCAGTATCAAATTTTGATTTCCAGTGTTCAAGCTCCTGCAATTCGGCTATCTTTGAAGGGTTGTTCAACGAAAGGGTAAAAGAAACTAAATCGTCCCCTCTAAAGCCTAAAGTATAAAGATGAATAATTCCTATTTTCTCCAATTCAGCAACTGCTGATCTTTGTAATCTTTGAATGGTTCTGGCAAAGCGAATATCTTTTTGAGCTAATGTTGTTTTATCCTCTTCGCTGCCCTCTGCTCTAGAAAGATAAGATGCGGGAACTTTAAGTGCTGAAAATAGTTTGTCTCTAAGATATTTAACGTCATCAATGTCACCGGTATATGTGCCACCGGGCAAAGATTCAATTGTTGTACCGACTCCACCGCGAACAGGAATAAAATAATCCTCATCAATGCTCATTGGATTATAACGCAAATCAACACGACCAGTCTCTGCATCGACAACTTGATTTCTTTTCATTGATGTGATGACTTTTTGCATATATTGTTCAACATCTTCTGGTGGTATATTTCCCACGTCAACTTTAAAAACTCTTCGCTCTGGGGAGCGAACAATGCGATAAGCCATCATTGCATCTTCTAAAAGTGTTAATTGTCGCCAGATTCTTCTTGCAGAATCTAAAACAGAAGTACCGTATGGTGCAAACTTATCATTTCCTAAAATTCTAAAATGCGCTATTTGCCAATTTTCAAAAGTGACGCCAGCAGAGTTCCACTGGTACTGCACATAATTTGGATTACTTTTATCTTCACCCTCCAGTCTTTCAATTTCTACAGAAGGTATACCTATAACATTTTGTATGCCCATTTGCTCATCGATGTCTAAATAAAGATAAAAATCTCCGAATTTGCACATTGTTCTGGCCCAGCCAAAAAGATTAAAATCAATATTGAGGACATTACGATAAAGTGTATCTAAGATAGATTTTATTTCTTCATTATCGCATTTAATATGTAGCATGCTTTCTATAGATGTATGAGTGGTCATTTCATCAGCATAAATGTCTAACGCAGATGCGATTTCAGGAGTATATTCCATTTGATCAAAGTCTGCATATCGCTGTATGCGACTTTGAGTGGACATTGTATGTGCTTGCAAGTTATCAAATGGGTTATAACCTACACGTTGAAATTTTTGACCTGCAATATCTTTAAATGTTTTAGCATACTTATCCAGGCGGCGCCGTCTTAATTGTCGCGTGCTTTGAGTTCTGCGATTAATAATTGGCCCAGAAAAAAGACGTGTTAATCTTTTGAATAGCGGAGATACAGGATTTTTTGGATTTTTATTTCTTTCTACCATTTATTTTAACCTTTTATTAGCCAACTATATTCTCTTTGCGTTCTAATGCTTTCATTCATGTTGTCGTCCATTTCCCATTTTCTTGGCTTAGTCATACCGGGAATGGTTGTATCTAAACGAGAATTAACATTTGTCATACTATCTAAAAATGCTCTTTTGTAAGCGACATCTCTTTGATTTTCTACCAAAGCAGTGTCGCGTACCCAACACCCGATTGCGCATGCCATAATTAAATCATCGTTATATCCTCTCTGTGCTTCAGGTCGACCATTGTTCCATACAAAAGTATCTAATTCTGCCCTAAGTCTCTGAGAGTAAATAGTAATTATTTTATTTCTTATAAACTCTTCAAACTTGGCAATTAGCAAAGGCCGCGTTTTTAATGAAGTTGTAAACCCAGCAACTGTACCGGATCGCATTTCTGCTTGAAGTTGATCGATATATTCATGTGTTGATTTAACTGAGTGATAAACATTCGGATAATGCCTATCTTTTAGCTTATCCAGCACTGTATAGCCAACAGTGTTATTTTCCACAACAATCATGCAATTGCCATATTCTTTGCCGGCATCATGTAAAACATTTGTAAATAAGTCTGGTGTTAGTCTTCCTTGGTATTCGCCAATAATTTCCATTGTTTCCAATTTAAAAATATGAAAAACAGAAAAATCATTACCGTCACCTCTTGCCACATCTGCGGATAATAAATATGTATTTTCTGGCTTGTACTCTTCCCATATCCAAAAATTTCTATCAAAGGCGGTTCTATATTTTGGTTCTTTAACACATTTATCTATTCTAGCTATGTCATCTGGATATATAACAGTCTCACCAGAAGTATTAAAGTTGCATTCTAATTCCTGCGCGATTTCTCTGCGCGACATATTTTTTGTTTCATTTTCAAACCAAGCTAAATCGCGATCCGGATGTGCATCCCATGGTAATTTTATTGGAAAAAAATCATTTTTTCTTTGGTCTGCGTTAATATAGATTTTGTGAAACCAATTCCCAACACCATTTGGAGTAGAAAGTGCAATGCAGCGGCCACCGGTTGAAAGAGTGGGATAAAGACCAGTCCACAATTCTTCCAAATTATCAACATGCGCAGCCTCATCAATAACCAGCAAAGAAAGCGCCTCGGAACGACCAGCATCTGCAGACGTTGACGAAGCTTTTATTTGGGAACCGTTGCTTAATTCAAAAGAAGTTCTATTGTCAACTGTAACTTGTGCGATTCGAACAAACTCTGGAAGATATTTGATTATTGATTTAACTTTCTTAACCAAGTTGGCTGCTGTTTGAAATTTTGTTGCCATCACAAGAACATTTTTATCGCGATGAAAAATCATCAACCAACAAATATATGCTGCAGTAATTGTAGAAATACCCAACTGTCGAGCTTTTAGAATAACAGTAAAACGATAATCATTAAACGTTTCCAGCAAATCCGCTTGATAATCATAGGTTTTAAATGGAATTAATCCCTTTATTGGATGCGGTATTTTTGCATAATTATTTATAAAATAAGTGGGCGTTTTACCGCACTTCACAATCTCCTTAACCATTTCTTTTTTAGTTAGTTTATAACTCATCAAGAAATCTCTTATTGCTCGCCTTTTCTTGTTACATTCCGTGGCTTTTTAGTTTTAGGATATTTATCTTTACCAATAGCCAACCATTTTTCAATAGCACCTTTTAAGCGATCCGGCCCAAAATCGCGCTGAGAGTCGTCTAATACTGTTCCGGGGGCGCCCTTTGGAATTCCACCTATTGCATATACTTTGTTAGCCTGAACCCAACTTCGGACTCTGGACATGTGTTGTAAATGAATATTTGCAGGGCCATCCTCTTTTAAAGAAAGGCTATCACCAGTTATCGCCTTATATTCCTTTTTCAAAAATTTAACTATATCTTTAAACGTTTGTTCAATCTCTTGATCGTATTTAGAGTTGTGAAATTCCTTAATTGGCAGTTCAGATTGATAAGTGATTATTAACTGAGTGCCGTGAAATTTCACACCAAAACCATCCATGACTCGCGAATCAGTAATTGGATCTCCCATTTCTCTTTTTAAACCAACTTTTCTAGTTTCACCGTCTGATGAATATCTTTCATCGTGTGAGCCATCATAAGCATTGGCAGCTGCTTGGCTGATGCCCTTTACTATATCATTTATTGTAGCCATTTAGTTTGCTCCTGTCTTTTTAGTATAGACCCGTTTATCATCTTTATCTAAAATATAAACTTCATACCTGCCACGCTGCTGTTCGGCAGCATGCTTGGCAGCGTCTAATGTGTCACGGTTTTTACCACCGGAATCAGGCACAAGCTTTGGTTTGTCTCCTTTTGTATCTATTTCATAAACTTTAAAAGGGCCCTCACCAAATACCTCATTTAAATCCCTCGTTGCTGTTTCTTTTAAAAAATAACGAGGATCAATTCTTTTTTTATTCTTTTTTATCATTGTTTGGTCTCCATCCGTTTAGCCATCTTTCTTCTCGGCCCTCTATCCATTGAATGTAACATTTAAAGCAACAGTCAAACTTATTCATGTACAAATCGTCCTTCATATCAAAAGAATATATATCACACGTAGGACATGCTCTTTTGCTTTTCTTAGTAATTAGATTTTTAGGTAGGAAAAAGCCGTCTTTTTCTATTTTCTCAGTTTCTTCTTTTTTAGAATACTCTTTTTTATAAAATTCTTTCAATTCTTGAAGATATTCTTTTTCTTTTTCATCCGTCCAAGAAGATTTTGGATTTGCAACTACCTCCTTGCCATATTTTTTAGCAATTGCTTTTTCTACTTTTACTATTTTGTTTAGATCTTTTTTCATTTATTCTATGCCTAATACTTTTGATACGTCCGCTGTGGCCACATCTAATATTTTACCTAAGCTTCCTGCTACAACTCCTATTATTGTATTTGCGTATCCCGAGGCGGCGGCGACGTACTCAAAACAGCCAATATCCGGATCATCCCCTTGAGGTCGAGCAGTACCTGTTATATCAACAACAATGCTATCAAAAGCAGTACCTTCGTCAATTGCCGGCGATGATTCCTGAAGATTGTAATTTGCGGCTACACTTGCTGCTGGGCCGATAACTGCGCCATCAACAAAAAGAGGATTTGTGTCAATAACGTCTCCCGTTCCTGCGCTGCCGTTGGCATTGTCAGCATAATTTCTGAAATCTTCT